AATACTATAACTCCTTTACAACTACACCTGGTTATCTTAACTCTAAATCAGGTAGATACTTTAAAGGCATTTACGATAGTTGTGTAAGATGGACTGAAAAGTTTTTAGATTGTGAAAATGAAGAACATCTTTATGAAACTATACGAAAGAATAGTAAAGGTGGACGTATACAAGTTCTCTTAGAGTTTAATCATAGACAATTAGGTAAAACAGATGAATGGTTAAGAGAACGTATTCTTGCCACACAGACTAGTGAGCAGATGGATAAAGATAAGATAGAAGCAGAGTTCTTGAATAAATGGTCACAGGGCTCTATGGCTTCTCCTATATCTAAAGAAGCTAGAGAAGCTATATCTAACTCTAAGATGGAACCTAGATATACTAAGATTTCTAAAGAAGGTTATATTACTAAATGGTATATCCCAGAAGAAGAAGTTGAAAATAACCTAGGTAACAGAACATTAGTTATGGGTCTAGATAGTTCTGAGCTTATAGGCAATGACGGAACTGTTATCTGTATTAGGGACGTTATGACTGGAGAGGTTATAGGAACAGGTTCTTATAACGATACTAACTCTATTACGCTGTCTAAGTTTTTAGCAGAGTTACTTATCCAGTATGAGAATATAACTCTAGTTCCTGAAACTAAATCTACTGGTGTCTCTATAGTAGATAACATTATAGATATTATGTTTGCTAAAGGCTTTGATCCTTTTAAAAGAATATTTAACTTTGTAGTAAATGATATGGATAGTGATGAAGAATATATGGAGTTCATGAACTTACCAGTTAGAACTAAGTCTCAGTGCTATGAACAATATAGAAGACAGTTTGGATATAGAACATCTGGTTCGGGTAGAACTTCTAGAGATAGTCTATATGGAACTGTATTTAATCACTATCTTAAGTTCTGTGCCGATACAACAAGAGATGCTGAGATTATAGATCAGTTCTTATCCCTTGTTAATAATAATGGACGTATCGATCACCCTAAAGGTGGCCATGATGATGGTACGGTAGCAACGCTATTAACTCATTGGTTATTACTTAATGGTAAGAACCTTCATATCTATGGTATTGAGCATAGTAAGGTTCTTCTTAAAGCTAAAGTGCAAGCTAGTGATGAATCTGGTGGTGCAGCTGCTGAACTTAAGAAACGTAAGCAACTTAGAGTTAAAGAAGAAATCAATACTCTTTACAATAAGCTTAAAACATCCTATGATCCTTATGTAAGGCAAATCTTACGTAATAGAATGTTAGTTCTATATGGACAGTTAGAGACTGAAGATATAGTAGCTCTTAACCTTGAAGAGTTGCTTAAATCTATTAAAGAAGAAAAGATGTTTACATCTAGAGCACACGTATATAGGTTATAAGATACTACCCTACAGCTTCTATGCTGTAGGGTAGGTTATTATCTACTTTAGAATATTCAATAGACTAGAAGTAAGGAGGGAACGTGAATGAAAGTAATATAGAGGATGTGTTAGATTATAAGGTTACTATACAACCTAATATATTACCAGACCCTAAAGAATATGGTGGTCTTATGGGTAAGGAAGCTAAGAACATTCAATGGGTTCCAGCAGATGAACGTATAGGTAGACCTGACATGCACTATGTTATGGAAGTCTTACATTATAAAGATGGAACGCAGATAAGAAATTTTAGACCAGTCATGAACTTCCAAAGAGAGTTCTGGATAACTAAACCTCATAAGCAAAATCATAAAGATAAGAAAGAATCTGAACTCTTAGAGAACCTTAATTCCTATAGAGCTACTCAATCAGATCTCTATAGACAAGTTGCTATAAGACTAGGTGGTAAATATGTAGGATGTAAGTATAAAAGAGATGTAGCTCCTTCTCCTTATGTATATGGGTTGGATATAGATGGAAGAGATGAATTAGCTTATCTATATAAGAAGAAATATCCACATGTAGATATAACTCCTAATATAGTAGCAACTCTGGATATAGAAACTTTTGTAGATACAGAAGAAGTTATAGTAGCTACAGTAACTTGTAGAAATACTATAGCTACATACATGTTAAAGTCATTCTTACCTCATACTCAACATGTAGAAGACATCTTGGAGAAGATGGCTAAGAAATACTTTCCAGATAAGGAAGTAGCTGAGCGAACTAACTTTGTCTATACAGTATGTGATACTGAAATAGATCTTATCAAGAAGTGTATAGCTCAGGTTCATAAATGGCAACCTGATTTCTTAGCAGTATGGAACGTAGACTTCGATATACCTCGTATGATAGAAAGAGCATCTATAGAGGGCGTTGAAGCTAAAGATATATTCTCAGACCCTAGAATCAAACCTGAGTTTAGATACTTCTACTATAAGAAATCAGTTAGTAGAGCATTATCTGCTTCTGGTAAAGCTAAGAACTCTGGTCCAGAAGAAAGATGGTCTATCTTTAACGTCCCTGCTACGTTCTATATTATAGACCAGATGTGCACGTATAACTTCGTAAGGTCTGGCAGTAAGAGAGTTCCTGGTGGTTATGGTTTTGATAATCTATCTAAATATATCTTAGGAGATAAGTTTGGTAAACTCAAGATACCAGATGATGTTAGCGATAAGTATTTTGGAGATCAATGGCATTTGTATATGTCTAAGAAGAGACCATTAGAATATGTAATATATAACCAATGGGATGCTTATGGTATGCAGTTCATAGACCAAACTACTCAAGACCTAGCTACTAAGATAAGACCATTATCAGGTATGGCACATTATGATGTGTTCAAATCAGGTCCTAAGAAAATCATGATGAACATGCATTACTTCTGTTTAGAACGAGGTTATGTATTAGGAACTAGAAATCCTTTAGATATAAAAGAGGAAGAAGATAGTGAAGATGATGAAGGTCTATATCAAGACCTTAGTGAGTGGATAATCACACTTCCTATCGACCAGGTAGTAGATGGTGGCTTTAACAAACTTAAAGGTTGTGAGGATATTCCGACATTAATTCGTGAAGATACATTTGATGCCGACCAAGTTTCAGGTTATCCTAGTAATGGTCTTGCTGCTAATGTTTCTAAGGATACAACATTTAAAGAACTTAAGACTATAGGTGATTTTGATATTGAAGTCGTTAAACATAAGAACATTAATTTTATGTTCGGTAAGGTTAATCAAGTAGATTATGTTTCTACTTTGTTTCAAGCTCCTACTTTAGAAGAACTAAAAACAATGATAACAGATTAACAGAAAAAAAAAATAACAGTTATAGAACATAGAGGCATTAGCCTCTATGTTCTCTTATTCGTCTAATGCTGAAAGACTAAATGATAATGAATGGTTATCGCTATTATATATAATAGTGCACATTTTGTCTATAGACTTAAGATAAACGTAATAACTATCATCATCCTCTTCTTCTAATACTATTAGACCCTTTCTGTATTCAACGTTGCATGGAAAGAACTTATCGCATTCCATTATAAGACTCATAACGAAAGCTGTGTATTCTGTAAGTTCTTTAAATCTAGGAGTACCAAAAGTATACAGATATCGCTCAATAGTTCTTACTGTATCTATTATACTAAGGTACATGTCTTGTTGGTCGTTGCCTTGTAAATAAGATCTAAGATAGTTACCTAGGATTAATACATACTCTGAGATTTCTGTACTATTAACCCCATAACCAGTTTGCATAGGAATGTTTAACTCGCCCGCTACTGTAATGCGACCATTTTGTAGAACATGGATAGTAAAGATATTTCCAGCATTGCCTACTACTGTTATATCCTGCATGTTTTTATCATAAGCATTATACCCAATATGTAAACAATCAGTAGAACTGCAATTATCTTCCAATGCTTTCTTAGCCTTTAGAAGAGTTAGATATGTTAGTACATCCATATTTTCTTTAACATTATCTTCCATAGTACTTATAGTCTTATTATCATGTTCCGTAACTTCTGCAAGAGCTTCAGAACCTTCTTTTCCCAGTAAGTATTGTCTCTTAGCACATAGATAAACATACTCTAAGAAATTAACTATTTTATTGTTTTGCTTATACTTCATCATCTTTCCTTTATTCTTCTAAATGAATGTGGAAGACGTCATCCACGTAAAGAGATATTGCTATAGTGCTAGATAGTAAATTTGAATTAGACTTTATTATACCTAAGCTTATAGGAAATATCTCACCTTTGATCTTTCCAGCTTGAAGTGAATTGATATCTATTTCGGCTGGATTAAAAGTAAATAAATTTTCTTGTATAACCTCAAATCTCGATAAATTGTCTGTTGTAATATCTGCTAGTTGATTACAAAGATCGAGGAGAACAGTTATATTCATATGCATGTGTCCATAGTATAAGTCTGGATCAGTTTCTTCAACTGTCTCCATAAGAGAAGAAAATTTATCTACAACATTACTGGAAGTAAAAATATTACCTCCATTAACTTTTCTATCGTCTAAATTGCTATTAATACCATAGACAGGTGACCCATACTGTTTTATAACTGCACTGTTAACATTATTAACAATATCTATTATACATTCCTGTATTTCATTTAGAAAAGTATGTACCGCCAATGTATCTTTATCAATATTATTCATACCCATTCCTTATTCTAATGTTTAGAACAAATTGTTAGATCAATTACTTCTGGCTGTGTAATCGAGAATCTGCTATAGATCTTCTCTATATCACTAACGATAATCGTAGAATCACTGTATACTGAAATTAAAAAGCCTTGTGTAGATGTAGAGACGTAAAGTTTCCTTACAAGCAACTTACCTTGTTTCTTTATAACCTCTTCTTCCTCTAAGACTTTAACCTTAACTTCTATAAGAACATAGTCAGTATCTTCTAAAGCTAATACACGCATCTGTTTATCTATCTTTAGAAGTTCCTTACCGACAGGTACAACTACATGATCCATAACTTTAAGATGTTCGTTGTATACTATATCTGTTATTGATTCTTTAGTAGTCTTCTTGCTATACCCCCTATAGACATCAACGTACTCTTTAAGAACATCTATTAACTCTTTGACTTTGTCCTCATCTTGTATCGCCATATCATCCCCTTATATAGCTTAACGCTCTTCCAAATCTTCTTCGTTTGGCTTCCTTACATACGTTTAGTGCACCTGGTTCTGTAACAGGCATAAGATTTGTAATAACAAATCTACCATTCTTATAGACTGTAATTCTAAATAAATTAAACATAGATTTAACAGTTATAGTTGCAACCTTAGCAAATTGACCAGATTTCCTATGCCAAACCGTATCAACGTTAATATTGGCAAATGCGCTACCCAACCTATTGTAGTTTTCTGTAAGAAGTTTAGAAAATAAATTACTTAGAGTTTGAGGAACCATACCCATATAGGTCATCTGTATATCTTTAAATTTACCTTTAGACATAAACATCTCTGGTATATAACTTCTTTCTGCATCCTCGACAAGGTATGCATATGACTGGCTTCTATGCATAATCTTAGATAGATATGCTTCTGCCTCTGCTATAGGAACAATTCGTCCAGATTTTCGTTCTTTTGGATCTGACTTTAAATCCGCAAATTCATTTCGCAATGTGTTGA